CGCTCAACTTTATAGAAAAGGCGTTTGTGGATGCTTACGCTGGAGAGGCGGAGGAGACTCGTAGAGTTTTGATAGGCATGGGCATAGAGATAAGTAAGAGCTATGCTAAGAGAATAGAGAAGGATGAGAGGGTTCAGAGGGAACTTGAGAAGAAAGATGGCGACGTTAATCCTCTTTATGCTGGACTGCAACTTGGCGTTGAGGGGCTTAAAGTGTTCTGGTCGCAAGGAATGCTTGACCCTAAGCTGGATAAAAGGACGCAATTAAAGTGCTCTGAGCTTTTAGGTAAGGCTCAAGGAGCGTTTAAAGAGGAAAAAACCATCACTATTAATAGAAGTCATGAGGAGTGGTTGGAGCTGGTGGAGAACGAGGCGATAGAAGTAGAGGATAAAAAGGTTGAGGAAGCGGTTCTTTTGGAAGAGACTACATCAGAAACCTATGATGAATGGGAGTTTGAGTAAGTAATGGCGGTAATGCTATCAGAAGAAGAGAAGAAGGAGCTGAAGCTTAGGAAAGCTTTAAGGGCTAACTTACCCTATTTTTCTGATAAGGTTTTGAGGATTAGAACTAAGAGCGCGTCAGGAGAGAATAAAGACGCTAATACTGGGCTTGCGCCTCTTAGGCTTAATGCCGCTCAAATGTTTTTGCACCAAAAGTTGACGGCGCAGAAAGCCGATAATAAGATGGTGAGGGCGATTATCGTTAAGGGTAGGCAACAGGGGTGTTCAACCTATGTGGCGGCAAGGTTCTTTTGGAATGTTACGTCCATAAAGGGTGTTTGGGCGTTTATATTGACGCATGAGAGCGCGGCTACTAAGACGCTCTTTGACATGGCGAAAAGGTTCTATGATAACATCCCTAAAAACTTGAGACCTGTTCAGACAGCTTCTAATATTAAGGAACTGGCGTTCGGTGGGATGAACTCTGGTTACTCGGTGGGAACGGCGCAGACAGGTGGCGTAGGGCGGTCGCTTAACGTGCAGTTTTTCCATGGTTCTGAAGTGGCGTACTGGAAGAACGCGAGAGACCATGCGGCGGGGGTAATGCAAGCGGTAGGCGATGAGGTTGGTACTGAGATAATATTGGAGTCTACGGCGGCGGGGATAGGTAATTTCTTTCATGAGACGTGGATTTCGGCGGTTAAAGGGCTTAATGGTTATGAGGCGATATTCATCCCGTGGTTCTGGCAGGATGAGTACGCAGTCAAAATAAACAATGCTAAGATTAAGAGGGTTAAGGAGTCTTTGACTCTTGAAGAACGTAGGTATATGGAAGTTTATAAGCTTACGTTAGGGAACATCTTATGGCGTAGGGTTAAGGTTAGCGCGTTAGGGGAGAATAGATTTAAGCAGGAGTACCCTCTGAACGATGATGAAGCTTTTACGTTTTCGGAGTCGGAGAGTTTGATAAAGGCTTTGGACGTTAAGGCGGCTATGCAGAGACCTTTCTCTTATCAGCGGACAACTGAACCGCTCTATGTGGGTTTTGACCCCTCAAGAGATGGAGGGGATAGAGACGCTATTGCGTTTAGGCAAGGAAATATAGCGTTTAAGATGAAATATGAGCAGTTTAGTAATTTTAGGCAGAGGCTTAATTTCTGTAAAAGGATAATAGGTAGACCTGAACAGCCTTTGATTACTAAAATGTTTATAGATTATGGTGGTTCGGGGTGGGAATTGGTGTCATCCTTGATTTCCGATGGTTATGGAAGGTATGTTAGAGCGGTAGACTTTGGGGCTTCCGCGGATAATAGGACTAAGTACCGTAATAAGCGGGCGGAGATATGGTGTAGGATGGGTAACTGGTTTACGAACGAGATTAGACGGCCGTGTGTTGAGAGTAATGAAGACTTCGCAAAGGATATAACAGCTCCGTCTTACGAGATGGACACGAGCGGGTGTATTACTCTTGAAAGTAAAAGGTCTATAAAGAAGAGAATAAATATATCACCAGATGGCGGCGATGCTTTGGCGTTGACCTTTACAGATGATGACGAGTGTGATATAGTTAATATAGAAGGTAGGGCGTTCCGTAGGATAGAACGCGAGTTTGGGAAAACGCCGAGGGTAAGAACAGAATATGACGTATTCTCACCATTGGCGGTATAGGGGTAAAAAGTTATGTGTACAAATGAACTAATAGACCAGTCGCTACCTAAGACTACGGCTGGTAAGGGCTTAGCGGGCTCGTCGGCTATATTGGCGAGTGGCGTTGTGGCGGGTATTGGAGGATTAGACCGCACAGCGCAGAAGATAGATAAGCAATTAAAACCGCCCTCAGTACCTAAACCACCTCCTCAACCTATTCAAGGAGCGGAACAACGGGCGGAGCAAAGAGCTATCGCAAGGTCAATAGAATATTCAGCGGTTTTGGGCGGGGGTAGGTCAGCTAATATCTTTGGCTCTGGCATTCAGTCAAGACCAACTACCTTTGGAGGCGGTAAATGACAGACGACCTAAAGAAGATTTATAGGATTTACGGGGAACTTAAAGACGAGTACGAGCAGAACTGGAGACCCCACCATGAAGAGCTATCTAAGTACTTACTTCCGCGAAAAGGGGAGTTCTTAAACTCTGGTAAGCAAAAAGGCGGTAAGAGGAACGAGGCTATAATAGACGGTGAAGGTATGAAAGCCGTTAGCATACTTGCCGCAGGAATGCAGAGCGGGCTCACTCCACCAGCGCAACCATGGGTTAAGCTTAGAGTGGAGAATGGGGAGAAGCAAGATATACGAGAAGTTAAGGAGTGGTTAGCTAAAGTGGATAGTATAATCCATAGAACGCTACACGCTAATAACTTCTATTCTCCGTCATATTCAGGATATGAGGAACAAGTGGTGTTCGGAACGAGCGCGCTCTTTATAGATGACGTGGGCGATGGAGAGATTGAGTTTGTTCCAGTTACGGTTGGAACATATTTGATTGACAGCAGACCAGCGAGAAACGTTGACACTTTCTTTAGACGCATGAGTATGAGGGCGTTTAGAGTTGTTGAAGAGTTCGGGATTGAGAATGTTTCACGCTCTATAAAAAATATGGTAGGTAAAGAAAAAACTGGTATGCAGTTTGTGGAGATTATACAAGCTATATACCTTAACGATAATAAAGAAGTTAAGACGGTGTATTTTGAAGAGAAACAGCCGAGGGGCAAAGAACCTAAGGCGTTGAGGAAGGACTTTTACCATGAATTTCCTGTGGCGGTTACAAGATGGGGTATGGTAGGTTCTGAGGTTATGGGCAGGTCGCCAGGGATGGATGCTTTAGGCGACGTTAAGATGCTCATGGTTCTTCAAAAAGAATTACTTCAAGCTTTGGCGATGCAGGTTAGACCGCCTATGAACGCCCCCGCAACTATGAGAGGAGATTATGCTTCTTTAGTTCCAGGGAGCATTAACTATGTGGACAATCTTACAGGCAATGGAGCGTCTTTTACTCCTGCGCACGTTCCAAGCGTTCAGTTTGGAGAAATAAACTATAAGATTGACCAAGTAAAAAGAGATATTAGAGAGTTCTTTTACGCCGATTTATTCACTATGCTTACAGGACAGTCGGCTACTAAGAACATGACAGCTACGGAAGTTAGTGAAAAAGTCTCTGAACGGCTCACGATACTAAGCCCGATAATTGAGAGGCAGCAACAGGAATTTATAACTCCTGTGGTTAATAGGGTGTTTGGTATCCTGCTAAGAGCAGGTAAACTACCACCGATACCCGAAGTTTTAGTCGGGGAAAAGATAGATGTGGAAGCTATGTCTCTGTTAGCGCAAGCGCAAAAGAGGATAGCGGTATCAGGCGTTGAAGGATTTGTGGCTTTTGCGACAGCGGTAGCGCAAGCGAAGCCAGAGGTATTAGATATAATGGATGCTGACGCTATTCTGAGGACTTATGCTGATAGGATGCAAATTCCTATTGATATGATACGCCCTAAAGATGCAGTGGAAGCGGAGAGGCAAGAACGCCTAAGAGCGCAAAAAGCTCAAGAAATGGGGGATAATATGATTAAGGCGGCAGGGGGCTTGAGAGACCTTTCACAAGCTAACACTGGAACTGATAATGCCTTAGCTGATGCGATGCAAAGCTTTAAACAAGGGGGAGCGGGGTGAAAAAGATAGAAGCTAAAGACGCTGAACACCTGCGTAACTTAGAAGCGGTAATGAATACAAGGGCGGGTATGGAAGTTATTAAGTCTATATTTAAAGCGTCTAACGCCTTTAAACCTGAGTATTCGGAAGACCATAGCGCAATGGCTTTTAGGGAAGGGGCGAGAAGCATAGGTTTAGCGTTATTCTCCGACCTAAGCAGAATTCAGCATAAGGGGAGTGCAAGTGATAAGTTTAACGCTAACTTCTTAGTGAGTATTAACCAGAGCATAGATATACATATACACAAGAATAAAAAAGAGGAGGGGTAAGAGATGGCAGAAGAAAATGAAGAAGGGAAGAGCTTACTTATGGAGGGGGGCGAAACGCCGCCTACGGACGCTAAAGAAGAAGGGAGTCTTTTGTTAGATGGGGTAAAGGCTCCAGACTTTTCAAGCTATAAAGGTTTGAAGGTGGGTGATAAAGAAGTTGGAGATACAGAGCTTTCGGTTTTCGCCCCAGTTGTGGATAAGTTAGGCGTAGGAAAAGAGGGAGCGCAAGAGCTTTTAAACGCCTTTAGTTCTCTTAACCAAAACGCTTTACAGGCTCAGGAGTTGGCGGTAAAAGAAGAGGTTAAGAAATGGAGGGATAGCGCGAGGACACACGAAGTTTTAGCTGATGGGAACTTTGAAGGTAACTTATCGGCGGCTAAGGAAGTGCTGATGTCTAACTTTTCAAAAGAAGCTATTGAACTTCTTGACCGCTCACAGCTTCTAAACCACCCAGAAGTTATAGCTGGCTTTTTTAACGCAAGCAAGGCGTTAGCTGAAGGGGTAAAAGAGAAGCCTATGGTAGCAGGCGTTCCTGCAAGCCGAAAACAAGTAGTGGATAGTAATAAGCCTAAAGATTTTATATCGGCTTATATGGCTTATAAAGGAGATTAAGCACTGGAGGGGGCTTAGTCATTTTAATAATTTTAATTATATAAGGAGGAACAAAAATGACAGTATTGTCAAATGTCAATCCATCACTGATTGACATAGCGAAAGCGCATTCCAGCGATATGATAGTCGGAGTTGCGGAAGTGCTTTCAAAGAAAAACCCCTCCATAGGCGATATGACTATGGTGCAGGGCACGCATGAGACAAGTAATCAGGTGAAGGTGAGAACATCTTTACCTACTACTTCGTTGACTGCGTTGTATGAAGGTGTGGCGGCTTCAAGAGGTGGGCACACTATTCTTAGCGATACAGTCGCGATGTTTGAGTCGCGTTCCGAGGTGGATGAGCGAGAGCTTGAAATCCAAGGAAACCCTGACCGTTATAGAGCTTTAGAGGCGCAACCGCACCTTGAGAGCATGGCGCAGAGGGTGGCTACCAGTATTTTCTATGGTTCGCCGAAGACTAACCAAAGAGAGTTTATGGGCTTAGCCGCAAGGTATTCAACCCCTTCAGCGGACGACACTAATCAAGGCTTTAACATGATTGATGGTGGCGGGGCGGGAGCTGATAATACGTCCATTTGGTTAGTTTGTTGGGGGGAGCGGAAAGTTACAGGCTTCTATCCTAAGAACAATCCAGACGTTGGACTTCGCATGAGAAAAGCGGCGAGCACTGAAAGAGTGGATGACGCAAGCGGAAATCCGTATGACGTATACACGGATAAGTTTATGTGGAAGATGGGGCTTTCAGTCTACGACTGGAGATACGTTGTGAGGATTTGCAATATAGACGTGTCGGATTTATCGGCTGACATGTCAACAGGAGCTAATCTCCACGACCTATTGGCGAAGGCTATCCACATTCCGCCTGACCTTAATGGTGCGGTGCTCTATGGTAGTAGGTATCTGATGAGCATGTACAGCCAGCAAAGAAACTATATTACTAACGTCCGCTTCCCTAAAAATGACGCGCCTGCAAGAATTATAGAAGACTTTGCAGGCATTCCTTTCAAACGAGAGGACGCTATATTAGAAACGGAAGCGAAGATTACAGGCACATTCGCTAACCATTAATCGCTAAAAAAGAGGAGATAAATAGATGATACTATCAAAGAGAGAAGTATTTTCAGAAGCGCAATCGGTGGTGTCCGCCCCTGGTAATGTGTTGTCCACCAATGTTATTGAAGTGGACGGTACAACACCAGATGACGAGCTATATATAGACATAATTGTTGACACCGCGGCTACATCAGCTACGAGTGCTGCAACAGTAGCCGTGCAGGTGATTACAGATGATGTCTCTGGAATGACATCGCCAGCCACGGTGCTTGCGGCGACTGGTGCAGTAATTGTTACTGCGATTACCGCGGGCGCTAAACCTTTTTCTGCTATAAGAGTTCCACGGACTAAGTTGAAGAAATATATCGCTTTGCGGTATGTTGTAGCAGTTGAGGCGACTACGGCGGGGGAATTGTCAGCGGCGTTAGTTTTACGCCCGCAGACTAATCAAATATAAGGAGGTATGAAATATGGCGGTTACAGCGAAGACTAATA